CTGGTGCTGCATCGTAACTGATATGGCCCCCAGCACAATGTTTCACAAACACCGAACCAGTTGTTTCGTTGTCGGCCATTATCGGCCAATGATAGACAGCCACTTCAAAATAGATACCCATAAACTGAACGTTTTCAGCGCTGGTGTACACACGGAAGATGCGACCCCAGTTATCTGTAATATTTTTCGTGGTTGCTGTCGGCAGGTCTGCTTTAATCGATGTATCCGAGGGGTTCTTGGCACGCTCTAATGCTGTTTTATAGTGTGTGCTGACATTTTGAGTCCCCTCAGGGAAATAACCATACCCATCAGGCAGGCAATCATAAGCGTAAGTGTTGTATCCGACGATATAGAGCTTGGTGTTGTTGGCGGCTTCGCCATCATGGCTCGAATAAATATAATAGGCCGATCCGTTAACCAAAACTGACGGTGCGATTTCCTCATTAAAGAAAATCCATTGGTCGTGATAGACCGCATCGGGGATATTCAGCACATCCTGAAGATCATTATAGGCGCCCCCGATGACAATATTAACACCGGACATGGATTCAGGTGCACAATAAAGATAACCCCAATCATTGTCAAAAACGGCCATGCCATCGTCAATTTCAAGACCACCATATTCCATCGAGAGGATTTCATAGGTGCCGTCGGCGAGTTGACCGTTCGTTCCTTTGATATGGATATAACCACCGACCGAGTAGATGCTGTCATCATCGGGGTAGATGATAGAATTTGTTTCATTCGTATCCGTCCAGATGTACTCGCTTTTCCCGGCCCACTGGTCAATACCAACCGTATCAAGGCCAACACTCACAACTTCACAGAATGAATTGTTGATTCGTGCAACTAGTCCGGCCAGTACATTAGTATCGAGCCCGCTGGCAGTTAATTGAGCGGTTTCGGTATTAAAATCGTTGATTGCGTCTGCATTCGCGTTTTGTTTGGGTTGACCGGCTGGACCCATGACCAGTGAGACATCACCGTTGTGGTTATCCAGGAATTCTTTCGTGCATCCACCAGCCTGATTGCTTCCGCTGCCTGATTTATAGAACCAGCAACATGCTTTTTTATGATAGATTTGGGTCATTACTGAACCTCGATAATGATTTGCCGCTTATTCGGATAAACACGAAACGTCGCATCAGGAAAAACTGTCAAAATGGTCTGCCGGACATTTGTATTGTTCTTGAGCTGGTCCAGTTTTTCCTGGAACAATTGAGTCAGTGCCAGCCGTTTGGCTTTTATGTAGACCGCTTGCGTTAACCGGTCCCGGTAGGCAGCAGGTAAATTGCTGCGAACATGCTGAAACTTGATGTCCTTAAACTGCTGAATGGATAATCCCTGTTGATTAGCACGGTTGACCATCCAGGTTGTCAGTTGTTCAATTTGATTAGCCATCAATCACCTTGTAAGTTAGGGTCAGAATAGAGGTAAAAAGCCTTTTTTCAGACAGATGTTCCGGTGCGTAAACCGGCTCATTGGCAATCGAAACAAAAACCGCAGCAGGGAAACCAGCCAACTTGCGCCGATTCAGAAAACTGACAACCTCGGTAACGATACCGCTTAAGCGGGTCGCTTCCGCATCGGTGTCCTTGCCGATTTTCTGCTGAATGCCGATGTCGATGGCCACATCAAAGCTGCTGGACTGCCGCGTGATATTGATAATCTCAACGGATTTGGGAACGACCGTAAAGGTCAATGCTTTCAGTTCGGCGATCTCGTATTCCGGCAGCACCCGACGCGTTACCACCAACGGTTCACTGAAGTTGTTGCCAGCCAGTTCGGTAACAATCGCATCTGCGATATCTAAAGCCAGCTTCATAGCCACCCCAGTATCAAAGATGTCAGTACGGCACCGCCCACGCTTGCAGCAATTCCCAACAAAAACCACGTCACCTTGCTGCGGGAGATTCTTTCCTGCTCGAGCCGGTCCAGTCTGAGTTGAATACCCGGCTTGCCGTTACCGCGAATGGCCTGGTCCATCCCATCCAGCTTTTTATGGAGCTCGGCAAATTCACCTTTGCATACATTTTCATATTGTTCGTTGTTACACGTCATCGCCAATATCCTTGGTGTGAATGCGATAGGTTTTTCGATTCGGTCCCGTCCACCGCCAGCATCCTTGTCCGGACAGATTCATCACTTCAAATAACCGGCTGTTAATAACGATGATGTCACCCACATCAGGTTCAAATCCCAGCGTTTGTGCATCGATCAGGAAATCCCACACAAAACTGCTGACTGAGATGCCGGTTTGGTCCTCGACTTCGATGTCTGTTTTGCCGAATACCGCATCGATGGTTTGTGTATTGCTATCCCTGCGGTATTCCACCGGGCTGGAACAGAAGCCGAGTAGCCTCTGCTCCAGCCAATCTAAACCTTTATTGAGCATCTATTGCTCCAGTCGAACCCTGACCTTGGCATCATCATCGCCAGCAGCGGCGATGGTTTTGCCCAGGTACTTGTTCGCGCCGGATTCGTCATCGGCCTTGGCCTGCTGGTCAGCGACGTCCCAGTAGATTTTTGTACCGACTGCGATGCCCGTTCCCACGCCGGTCGCTTTGTCGATGTCGAAGACACCGGTGACCGCCAGCGCACCAATCTGATTAGCAACACAGTCCACCTGTGCAATACCGATTAGATCGCCCTGGACAATGACATCACCGGCCGTGACCGCGCCGGACGGAGTGTGATCAATTGAATTCCCCTGTTGAACAAATTGCGCAATTGCCATAAAATATCCTCTCTGAAATTAAAGGTTATCATCCACACAAGCTTGAGGGATGAGGTTTACACCTCACCCTTGAGCTTGATTGCTCCACGGTAGTCCTGTTCCCTTACCCCGAAATCGATATAGCCACGGAACTGAATCCCCAGTGTGTTGAAGTCCGCATCGGTCTTCTCGACGGTCGGACGGTCCACACCATTGAGGAACGCAACCTCCAACGCGGGCAGACGGTTCGGGTCGGCGAATAGATACCACGCCTTGCTGCTGGCCCCGGCAAACGAGGCGTTTGCCAGATACGCACTGGAAACGACACCGAACTTGCCGACATGCGGATTATTGGCGGGTTTGCCCTTGTTGGCCGTGGTGGTTTCATTTAGCAGCACCGAACTCATCAAGAGTTGTGCAGCGACCTTCAGTGCCGTCGGCACCAGCAGAATGGAAGCACCAATTCCCAGGGGCCGACCGTTGGGTTTGGTCTGTCCGCTGAACAAGACCTCTGCGGCCGTCAGCGAATCCACGCTCAGCGCTGTATCAGCACCATCCAGATAGTTTTTGTTACCCGCAGAGAAGAAGCTATTGGGATTACTCAGGAGCAGGCCCCAGACCGCATCGGCAATCGCTTCTGCCGCGCCCATCCCAATCTGACGCGGGATGTCCGTAAAGGCACCCATGTCATCATTGATAATCATCTGGCGGGTCAGGGCAAACATGATGCCGTGGGTGTCAGCCTTCTGGCCATACTTCATCTCATCGAGCTTGCCGTGCTTGAGTTCGCCATCCGGACCGACCTGTTCGAACTTAAACGCACCGGTCATGCGGTAACGGCTGTGTTCCTTAAAGTCGTTGACAGAAGCGATTTTGCAGATTTGACGCCAGGCATCCTCAATATAGTTATAGCCTTCCAGCAGCATCTTGTTGGCGATGTTGCTTAAAATGCCCGGCAGTGAGGTGGTACTGAATGCCGCCTGCAGCCATCCGGAGGCATCTCGTCGGAACCGCGGCAGCTGCTGACCGACGACCTGCTCACAGAATTCCTGGATACCAATGCCACGAAGTTTGTCGGCAGCCTCCAATGTGGGTACATCGTACATTGCCTCCAGCCGGGTATTGCCGATTCCGGCGGCCATGAGGGCGACTGCTTCGAAGATATGAGGCGTGTGAACCGTTTTTTGCGTGTGTACGGCCGGTGCCTTCGGCCGCGAGGCACGCAATACCTCCAGTTCACACTTGATTACATCCCAGCCTTCTTCGATGGCCTTGGCCTCGATGTCGGTGTGCTTACCGTTGCAGACGGTACGGATGGCTTGGATACGGTTGGTTTCGGCAGCAATACTTTTACGCATGTCCGCCACCGGATCGGACGCAGCCGAAGCCTCGATTTTTTCCGGCGTTTTGTTTTTGCAGTGACAGGTGTGCGTTTCGGATGCCTGGACATCTTCTTTTGCCGCTTCGCTTTTGACCTCATTGGCGTTGAGGTCGGTATTTTTTGTTTCATCATTCATCTGTTTTTGTTCTCCTGATTGTGCCGCTACCTGAGCGGACGTGTTGGTGTCTGCGCCGTTATCCACGAAACTGATCTCCTTAAGAATGGATTTTCGAATGACATATAAAGGACCGTCAAAAGTCCTGCCGTTAACTTGAATCTGATTGCCGTTGGGAATGAACTCGGCCTGGATGATTTCAGCGCCGATGCTGGCCTGCCAGGGGAAACCGTTTTTGCCGCTCTTGATCACATCGCGTGCCCAGCTGGTGTCGCGAGAGATCAATCCCTCCGCCATGACCTGGCCGTTCTCGATGACGACGCGGTCGGTATGACCGACGCCTTGTTTAGGATTGTGATCCAGGCGGATGGGGATGTTCTGCCGGTCGATGGACAGGCCCTCTAGGTCGACCACGACCGGATGGGTAAATCCCGTAATCTTCATCGGTCCGCCGGTATAGGCAACCATCGAGAACTTCGGTACAACCTTGTCATCAGAGGCCGCTTCAATCGTCAAATCACATTGAAAATGAATGTTGTCAGGGATGTTATTTTTCTTCGTCATCGTCATCCTCTACTAAAACTGCGGTTTCTGTTTTTTCTTCTGTCAGGCCCAGTTCGGCCATGAGTTGTTTTTCTTTGGCTCGTTGCTGCAATTCAGTCTCCCAGTCTTTTCCTTGGCGGGCATATTCGGCAGCAAGTGTGGTGGTATTGGAATCTAGCCGGGTTTTCTGAGCATTGGCCTCTTTAGCCGGATCTACATGCTCGGTGCCGTCAAAGAACCACTGATGCGGCAGGTAGGACAATGTTCGCAAAACCGAAAAGTCGCTTGACAGCATGACTTCATACATCCAGGCAGCTAAAATCTGATCCAGAACCACCGATGCCATATCCGCCTGCTCGACGCGGATACTCTTGTAGTAAGTTTGATGGTCTAAACGGCCACTGGCATAGTTATATCCAGAGGAATTACACGCCGCGATGTTGTACGGCAGATTCAGACAGCGGGCGATTTCATTGAGGATTTCACGTTTGAATTCGCCATAGGCAGTAGCCGGTTGTTCGGCCTTGATCTGGCCCAGCTTCCAGCCATCCGGCAGGACGGTGGCCATACGCTTTTCCAGTTCGACGATGTCCATTGGTTCAACCTGGGCCGCTTCACCATTGGCGGGAGCATCGGTAAACAATACCGCTGCAAAATCGGCGGCCGTTTCCGCTGCGCCCAGAACCGCCAAGGTATATCGCCGCAATTGAGCGAACAACGGCAGCGCCGGTGTAATCTCCGGCACACCACGGTGCTGACCGGGACGGTCGGAACGGAACCAGTGAATGACCGCATTGGCATCAATAACATCGAAATCATTGATGGCCGCCCGCAGGTCACCGGGATGATACCTCAAAATATTGTAGCGGGATGGATGTCCGCTGCTGTCCAATTCAATCCCATCAACCGTATTATCATCCAACAGTTTCGGATATGGCGTGGTTACTCGGTCGGCCTCGACCAAATGTAAATCTAATTTGACAGGACCGTATAATTTATTGTTGCCGGTTAAGATAGCGAACGTCTCGCCATCGGTCGATTTAGCCATCCGCATCGTGCGAAGTTTAGCCGCCAGACCAATCATCTGTGTCCAGGTGCAAAAGGCGGACTCGATTTTTTTGTTGAGTTCATCATCAGCGGTCAAGACCTGCAATCGCGGTCCAGTGCCGACACAATCGTTGGCCAATGTCAAAACGATTCCCTTGGCATAGGAATTATTGGCGACTTCATAGCGGGCACGTTCGCGAAGTTTTTTCCGGACATCGCTGTTGGCCGCCGCATCTGCCGAAAGTCCATCGGCCATTATCCAGTGACGGATATTCTCACGGGTGGTCTGCGCTGCATCGTACTTGGCATGCAGAGTCACCGGGACGGTGGTTCGGATTGTTTTGGATTTACGCCGAAATGGCCACATCAGACAGTTCCTGAAGGTGAAATTTTAAGTAGCTTGATGCCCATCCCTTTACTGCTCATCGCCTGTTTGGACTGGAGGTGTTTATCGGCGGCAATCTGGTCGGGCAACGAATGTTGTTCGACCGAACCGGCGTCGCCACTGGCGGCTTTAGGCCCGGCGGCATTGTCTTTGATGGTGTTTTCTAACTCAGACATAGATAGGCATCCGCTTGAGAGGTTATTTTTTTAAGTTCATTCATCGCTCGCTGAATCTGTCGAGCCACACGTTTGCGGGACAGTTGTTTGCGGTTGGCAATTTGGATATCTGTCAGGCCCAGCCAAAATCGCATGAAAAGAAGTTCTGCAAGTTGTTGGTCAATTTGCTTAAGGAGGGACTCCACAAACTCTTGTCGTTCAAAATGTTTAATTCCTGCGTCGGTATAAACTACACTGGAGCAATCTTCGTCTACCTCATCAATATCAAAGATTTCAATGGGATCGCCATTATCGTTCCTGAATTCTCTGGGGAACGGGTCACGTTGCCGTAATCCTTCCTTGATGGCATAACGAATTTTCTGATAGGCATAATGTTTGAATTTTTTGTGCTGGTTTGGATCGTAGAGGCGAATCGCATTCCACAATCCTACCATGGCATCAGCCTCCAGTTGTTCGAGTGTTGCGGGGTGAACCTGCGGACGATATTTTGCCAAAACCTTGTCTACCAGATGCAAATTATGAGAAAAGAGAATATCAATGGAATTATTCATTGGGAATCCTAACTGAAGGGTCGTTTTGGAAGCCGGGGAGAAAAGGTGTTCCTCCCTATATACAATCGGCAAAAAAATGAGCACGTGGCCCATTCCGAAACAAAAAAATGAAAATAATTATTGTTTTTTTCTCTGTAGCTCGGAAAGCTTGATTCGTGCAGCCTGTGGGGTATGACCTAACTCAGTACCGAATAATTTAGCTCCTTCCATCGATGCCGCTACCGCACATCCGACCAAACAGTCCAGCCAGTGGTTATCCGGTCGGATGGCCTTGAGCTTCCACTCATCGACGGTGCGATCCCGTGCCATTGTCTTGATGCGGTATTCTGCGGTCAGGTGTTCGGCCAGCAACCGATGCGCGGTTTCATCCCGCCCGAACAGTGACACTGCACCGGGGTCACCCATGGATACGGCTAATCTGGCGTGGACAAAGCTCTTCCAGAAGTTGGTATCGATGAGAACATGCCGCATGGCGCGTTTGCCGGTGGTGTTGGGAATCCGCCAATGCAGTCCTACACGGTCACCGCGTTTGCGTTTGTATTCGGAAAACGGAATGCTGGAGGCCCCGACAAACTTACCGTGGCTGGGCAGAACAATCCCTGAAAACCGTGATTGACGACAGAACTGATAGACCACATCGGTCGATTGTCCCCAGTTAGCATCGACTAAGCAGCGGTCAATCTTGATATCCAGCCCATCCTCACGGGTGTACAAGCGGGACAATTTTTGTTCGGTCAACTGCTCCAATGCATGATAAATCGCACCTTCCAGTCCGGTGCCTGGTTTTTGCTGCGCAATCGTGCGTCGAATATCTCGCAATGTAAAATACAACCGTTTTTGTTCCGGCCATGTACCATAGTCCAGGATGTAGCCGGTAAAATCGGTTTCCCAACCGCATATCATCCAGAACAGTGCTTTTTGCTGAACGTCGACAAACATCGTCAGGTTATGACAGGAAATCGGAACGACGCCACGGTTATACCCATTAAGCTTGGCGGCGATTTGGTCGGGATTGAGCATTTCCTCGCCTTCGGTCTCGACGATGGGTTCGTTCTGATACTCGGCAAAGAAAGCGGCCTCATCGCGAAGCTTGAGATTCATGGCATGCTGGATGGCTGAAAGTTCGTCTGTATTGTGACGCTCGGGCCAGGCAATTACAGAACCGGCATCCATTGCCTCGCGGTTTTCACGATAGAACTCGGTTGCCTGTGAACCATCGCCATCATTCCGCAGGGAATCGGCGCGGATTTCTGCATACTGGGCCCAGAGTTTCTCATTGGTCGGGAAAGCATAGACCATCTTGGTCCGTTCCCCTTGCCATTCCGGGTGTTTCTCGCGGTCCAAGATGTTGTCGGCCATGTCACCGGGCCGGATGACAGTACAGGCCATCAGGCCGGAAATCTTCTTGCCGGGACCGGCCATACCCAATACATCACCCGCTAAGATGGCCTCACGCCGCTGGGATTGCGATGGGCTCCAGG